GGCACGAAATTAAGCAAATGGCTATGATGTTCGGTTCACAAGAAACAATTCACGCTACAGCTTATTCATATCTAAATGAAACTTTAGGCCTAGAAGATTTTGAAGCATTCTTACATGAACCTACAATGGCAGATAAATTTGACTTATTAACTTCAACCACAGCTGAATATACACATGAAGACTTAGCTAAAGATGCTAATGCAAGAAAAGAGGTTGCAAGATCTTTAGCAATTTTTTCTGCTTTTGCAGAAGGAGTTAGCCTCTATAGTTCTTTTGCAGTTTTATACTCTTTCCAAATGAGAAATTTATTGAAAGGTATTGGTCAACAAATGAAATGGTCAGTAAGAGACGAGTCTCTACATTCTAGAATGGGATGTCAATTATTTAAACACATGTGTCAGGAATATCCTGAACTGAAACAAGAGGTTTATGCTGACGTATTACAAGCAGCAGACTTAATGCGCCAAATGGAGCATAAGTTTATTGATAAAATATTTGAGCAAGGCGATTTAGATAATTTAAAAGCTCAAGATTTAAAAGAATTTATTAACAAGAGAACTAATGAGAAATTAGTTGAATTAGGGTACGAATCTGAATTCGAGTTTAATGAAGAACAAGCAGGAGAATTAGACTGGTTCTATCATTTAACAGGTGGACATACTCACACAGATTTTTTCGCAGTTAGACCAACTGACTACGCAAAAGCTGGTGAAGGTGAAAACTGGGACGAAGACGATTTATTTGATTAAATATTAATATGAAAGACAATAATAAAACAGTAAACCACGCAGAATACTTAGGCTGGAAATTAGGAGTTGATTTTCCAGAATGGGCAAATACTGAGGTTTATATTAAAACAATATCAGCAGGTTACTTATTTAATGGTGAAAAACCAAAAGACGCATATTGGAGAGTTTCGACTACAGTAGCAAGACGTTTAGGTAAACCTGAAATGGCAAGCAAATTTTTTGATTATATATGGAAAGGCTGGTTAAACCTAGCCTCTCCAGTTTTATCTAATACAGGATTAGAAAGAGGTCTTCCTATTTCTTGTTTCGGTATTGATGTTGCGGATTCTATCCATGACATTGGTTCTAAAAATCTGGAGATGATGTTACTCGCAAAACATGGCGGTGGAGTTGGCATTGGAGTAAATCAAATTAGACCCGCTGGAAGTAATATAGCAGGTAATGGAACAAGTGATGGTGTCGTACCGTTTTGTAAAATATACGACTCAACAATACTGGCAACTAATCAAGGTTCTGTTCGTAGAGGAGCAGCATCAGTTAATATTGATATTGAACACGGTGACTTCTGGGAATGGTTGGAAATTAGAGAGCCTAAAGGCGATGTTAATAGACAATCTCTTAATATGCACCAATGTGTTGTAGTACCAGATGGTTTTATGCAGAAAGTGCAAATGGGAGACCCTGAAGCGCGTAAGAGGTGGATTGGTGTTTTAAGAAAGAGAAAAGCAACAGGAGAGCCTTATGTAATGTTTAAGGGTAATATCAATAGAGCAAATCCAGAGGCATACAAGCAGAACGGCCTTAAAGTTTATATGACTAATATTTGCTCTGAGATAACCCTACATACAGATGAGTCTCACTCTTTTGTATGTTGTCTATCTTCTGTTAACTTAGCAAAATATGATGAGTGGAAGAATACCGATCTAGTTTATACTGCAACTTGGTTCCTAGATGGAGTGTTAGATGAATTTATTCAGAAGGCAAAATTCATGAGAGGTTTTGAGAATTCTGTAAGATCTGCAGAAAAAGGTAGAGCACTAGGACTTGGAGTTCTTGGGTGGCATACTTATTTACAAGAAAGAGGTATTCCATTTGAAGGTTTACCAGCTCAATTTGAGACTCGTAAGATTTTTTCGCAGTTAAAGACCGAAAGTGAAAAGGCTTCAAGAGATATGGCATTGGAATATGGCGAACCACTATGGTGTAAAGGAACTGGTATGAGAAATACTCACCTAAGAGCCATTGCACCTACTGTAAGCAACTCAAAACTAGCAGGTAATGTATCTGCAGGCATTGAGCCTTGGGCTGCTAACGTGTTCACAGAACAAACAGCAAAGGGTACATTTATTAGAAAGAATCCAGTATTAGAAGGCTTTTTAGCTGCAATTAATAGAGATACAAAACCAACATGGAATAAAATTCTAGAAGACGGAGGTTCGGTACAGGGTCTAGATTTCTTAGATGACCATTATGTACAAGTGGCTACTAATATTACTGTAAAGGATAATTTAATTTCTAAAAAGAAATTTGAGGCACTTCCAGAGTTAGAGCAAGATAAATGGATTCCAGCAAAAGATATATTTAAAACTTTTAAAGAGATAAACCAATTAGACCTAGTTAAACAAGCAGGTGTTAGACAACAATATGTTGATCAGGCTGTAAGTTTAAACCTAGCGTTCCCAACAGAAGCAGATACTAAGTTTATTAATAAAGTACACTTAGAAGCTTTTAAAGAGGGAGTTAAAACACTTTATTATATGAGAACAGAATCTGTGTTAAGAGGTGATATTGCGAAAGCAGCCACTGATCCAGATTGTGTTGCATGTGACGGATAATATTAGTTGTGGTTAAGTCCACTTCTTAGGACCGAGATAGTTCTCGGAACGAAGCCAGGAGTTCGCTACTACCTGGCTTCATCTTTTTTACAAGTTTATTAACTTTTTTTGGAACAAAACACAGAACCCCTGTATAAATAAGCACATTAACAAAGAAATGAACGATAAATCGTTAACAAAAATATTAAAGCAAACCTCCGATTCCGACTCGGCGGCTAATACTAGCTCATCAATTCCTAGAGTAGACTAGTATTTCAAATAATCAATAAACCAAATTAATTAACAAATGAAAAATTTTATTTTAACAATGACGCTTGCAGTTTTAACAACTTTAAGTGTAAATGCACAAAATGCAAAAGGTGACTGGTACGTAGGTACTGGCGATATTACTAACACGGCTTGGACTGAGTTATCAATCCAGCCAACAATTGGCTATGCTTTTTCTGACAACTATATGGTTGGAATGAATTTGACACAAGCTGACTCAACAGAAGACATGGTCTTAGGTCTAGAAGGAAGATATTTCCATAAAGGCTTTTTTGGCTATGTTGCACTAAACGACTTTGATTTCGATCAAGCTCAATTAGGTGTAGGTAAAATGTTTGAGTTCCACAAAGGAGCAATGTTTGTAGATCCAAAAATCGTTTACGATTTAGGAGCTGAAACTACTAACCTTCAAATCGGATTTGGCTTAAAATTCTAAGCTAATCAGATTTGGTTTGAAATACCCAGGGTTTCTAGGATCCCTGGGTTTTTTATTGAAACTAACTAGCATTTTACTATATAATTATCAAACAAAAAATATACTTAGATGAAATTACAAATTGATCGAATTGACCAGCACGAGCTAACAGGGTTTATTAACCGTGTAAAGCTTATTGACTCATTTGTCTATATGAAAATTAAAGATGGACAAATACATTCTGCAGTTTATCTACCACAGAGAGACGCAGTAAAATCACATAATATTCCATGTGATAAAATCTTCCAAATCAGTGAATTTCCAGATACTGATAAGGAAATGAAAGTAGCTTTCTTTGAAGGAGCTAAAGTAATTGATGCAATTAAACACTTTGAGCATGATGCTATCAAAGGTGAAATTGAGTTCTTAGAAAACGAAAATGAGTTCGTTGCATCTACACTTAGAATCTTTAATGATGAGTTAGAAATTACTCTATCTTGTTCAGAGCCTTCATTAGGATTTAAAGACCTAACACCGGATCAACAAGCAGCTATTTTCGCAACTGACGATACTAAATTTAGTTTTACAATGGATACGCATACTATTAATAAAGTTAAAAATCTATTTGGCTTAGATAAAGATGAGACTTTCAGCGTAAAAGCTAATGGCACAGGAGTTGCAGTAAGTGGGAAATCATTTAACGCTACAATTAATCCAGAATCAAATGGATCTGGAGCAGTAACAGTTTACAAGAAATACTTAAACCTTTTAGATAAAGAAGAGCAAACAGTGCATATTTCAGATTCTAAAATCGTATTTGAATCTACAGAATCTAGTACATTACTTACAGTATCAACTTGTCAAACTGCGTAATAAATGGATGTTACTGCATTAGAAAATAAACCAACCGATCAACTAAGTAAAGAAGAGGCGGAAGTGCTTGTAAAACATTACAAGCAACTCTCCGCTAAGTATACTGCTTATGAACAAGCTGTAAAACTTACTCTTAACTCTATTTATGGTGCATTCGGTAATAAGTGGTTTCACTTTTTTAATATTGATATTGCAGAGTCCATTACTAAACAAGGTAAAGATGCTATTCTTTATTCCGAAACCATCCTTAACAAATACGTTAATGATTTTTGGCATAAAGATACTAAAGTACACGAACAATTCAATATTAAAGTAAAGGGTAAAATTGAAAAACCTGCAGTAATTTATATTGACACAGATTCATGTTACGTTCAGTTTCAAGACCTTTATGAATCTATTATCTGGGAAGATGAAGATAATGTTTTACCTATTGATGAATTTATCCTAGCGTTCTATGCATTTAGACTTCAAGACTATATTACTAAATGTATGCAAAAATATGCTGATGTATCTAATACTGATAACTTCTTATTCTTTGAACTAGAATCTCTTGCATATAATGGTATTTGGATGTCAAAGAAAAAGTATATTCAAAATATTGCATGGGATGATAAACTAGAAACTACTGATAGACATTCATCGCTTAAGAAAGTAAAGACAATCGGCTTTGATACTATTCAATCTTCTACACCAAAGTTTGCAAGAGAGAAATTAGTAGAAGCACTTAGAATTTTATTCAGGTCACAGAAAACACCTGGCGCTGAAGAGCTACAACAATTAGTTAGCTTTATGAAAGAGACTAAAAAAGAATTTGCATTAGCAAATATTGACGACATCTCATTTAATAGAAGAACTAATAATATTGAAAAGTATATTGTAGATGACCAAATTGAATTTCAAGTAGGACTAAAATGTCCAGCTAATGTAAAGGCAGCAGGTTACTATAACTATAACTTGAATAACAATTCTAAATATAAAAACAAATATAAATTGATTGGTAACGGTGAGAAGCTTAAGATCTACAATTGTAAAACTCCAATCTCTGAAGTATTTGCTTATTTACCAGGTGAACATCCTTATGAGATCGCACCTAAAGTAGACTATGATACACAATTTGAAAAGTGTATGATTGACCCACTTAATAGAGTATTAAAAGCTATTAAATTACAGACATTAGACACTAACCTGATTTATGCATCAGCATTATTTTAAAATTATGACAATAGAACAAATTAACCAACTAGTAGAAAAATTTCCAAACGATATGCAATTAGGAGAGGCAGTTAGAAGAGCCTATTGGGAAGTTAAAAAATTAAAAGAAGTAGAAAACCCAAATCAACTAGATATTTTCAATGATGAAGGTACTAGGGACGATGCAATATTAGGATACGATTAATGGCAGAAGGAATTAATATAGAGGATTTACCAAAAAATCAACAAAAGTATATTCTAGAATATCAAAGAATTTTACATGGTTTAGCAGATATTCAAGTAAATATCGACAGTCTTTCTGATAGAGCTAAAGAGCTTACAAAAGAGCTTAACGAACTTAGGGCTAAAGAGAAAGAAGAGTTTGGAGACGATAACGTACTAGATAAGGTATAGGAAACTATATCAAATACTACCATATAACAATAAATAAAAATAATAAAATGGCAAAAAAGAAAACATTTAGTTTTGATGACATTAATAAAGAATTAGCGGACCTTAATCCGCTAGGTTCCGTTATGGAACATTCTAATTTTAGTGAGGTTACAGAATGGATTGACACTGGTAACTATCACTTAAACGCATGTGTCAGTGGTTCACTTTTTAGAGGTTGGCCTAATAATAGATCTTGTTCAATTGCAGGTCCTTCAGGAACTGGTAAAACTTATTTGATTCTAAACTCTATTGCAAGAGCAATTGATATGGGATATAGTGTTATTTTTTATGATTCAGAAGCAGCAGTTGATAGAGAACTAATGAAGAAGTTTGGTATTGATACTACTAAAGTCAATTACCAACCATGTAATACTGTACAAGAGTTTAGAACTTCTGTAACATCTATTACTTCAAAAATGCAAGAGGTAAAAAGAGCTGGTGGTGAAGTACCTAAGATTATGATTATCTTAGATTCTGCTGGTAACTTAGCAACAATGAAAGAGATTGAAGACGCTAAGTCAGGTTCTGAGAAATCAGATATGACTAGATCGAAAGTTCTTAAATCTATCTTTAGAATTATTATGACACCACTTGCGGATCTTAAGATCCCATTCTTGTTTACTAACCATACATATCAAACACAGTCATTTATTTCCCAGACTGTAGCAGGTGGTGGTACTGGACCAGAATATGCAGCTTCAATAGTTTTATTCTTAGGTAAAGCTCAGTTAAAAGAAGGTGGTGAAAAGACTGGTATTATTGTAACAGCTAAACCAAATAAAAACAGATTTGCAAAACCACATCCAATTAAATTTCATTTACACTTTACAGAAGGTATGAATAGATTTGTTGGACTAGAACAATATATTGATTGGGAAGAAATCGGTATTGCAAAGGGTAGTATTGAAAAGGGAGTTAAAACTCCTAAGGCTACCGCAAGGGGTTGGATTTGTAAACATCTAGATGAAGCAGTACCCAATTCTGAATTTTTTACAGATAAAGTTTTTACTCAAGAAATCTTACAGAAAATTGAAAAGAAAATTCAGCCACTCTTCAATTACAGTACAGAACATAGAGAACTTGATATTGACGAATTAATAGAGCTAGGTGAAACTGAATAAAGATAAACTGCCAATCAAGTATATCCTAGGGATAGAAAAAGATTTACCAGATTATCCAACCGCTCTAGATGTTTTACAAGCTGAAGTAAAACTATGTAATAGAAATCCTGACAGATATAAAGGTAGCTTTACCTACCATGCATTAAAAACTTATAGATTCCCAGATTCAGATCATACAAAGATTTTAGAGTCTGCAAAGGAATTAGTTACTATGGGTTTATGCGAACAAACAAATGAAGAGCCCGGTAAAGAGGCTTTTAAAATAATAGTTAATCCATTTGAATAAAAAATAATATGCAGTTCGGACAAGATTTTGAAAAAATATTTTTTAGACTTTCATTAGAAAAAGTTAAATATCTACAAGCAATTAAATCAGGCTTTTATACATCAGAAGAAATTGATGCATTAAGCTTTTTAGCTAATAAGTTTTATACTAAATTCAATGAGACTCCTTCTAAAGAGCAATTAGAACTTCTTGTAAAAAACCATCCTAAATCTAAAGAACGAGTTAGTGAAAATATTCTTAATATTATATTTGAGGTAGACTTAAATAAGTATGATGAAGAGTGGTTAACATCTACTGCAGAATCTTGGATTAAATGGAGAACATTTAACACTTCATTTACAGATACAATTGAATTTATTAAAACTACACAGGTTACTCCAGAAAATGTAGAATCAATTGTAACCAAAGTAAAAGGTATTATCAATGATAGAAATAATCTGACATTTAATTCAGATCTAGGTCTAGACTTCTTTGATTGGGAAGCTCACGATCAGAAAGAAACTGAAAAGGTAAGTACAGGTTACAATTTCTTAGATGATATGTTAAGTGGTGGTTATGACAAAGGTGGTAACTTAATCGTTTATGCAGGTGAACAAAATATTGGTAAGTCTATTTACTTAGCGAATGATGCAGCCAATTTCGTAAAGATGGGAACTAATACTGTAGTTATTACTGCAGAGATGGCAGCACATAAATTTGTAAAAAGAATTGGTTCTAATCTACTTTCAGTTAACATTAATGAGTATGCAGAGAAAGCTAAGAATAAAGAACATATTAAACGTAGGTTAGAAACTGTAGGTGATGGATTTACTCCTCCTGGTAACCTATATGTAAAACAGTTTCCTACATCGCAAGCTACAGTACTAGATATTGAAGCTTATGTAAATCAAATTGAAGAAGAAAGACAAATTAAAGTGGGCGCAGTTGTAATTGACTATATTAATATCTTAGCCAATTATCGTAACCAAAATACGGAGAATACATATATGAAGATCAAGCAAATTGCAGAGGACCTTCGTGCTATGGGTATTCGTAATGACTGGTTGATCGTAACCGCAACCCAAATAACAAGATCAGGCTATAATGCATCGGACATAACTATGACTGACATCGCAGAATCTGCAGGACTTTCACATACAGCAGATGTAATGCTTGGTATTATTCAAGACGATTTAATGAGAGCTAATCAAGAATACTGGTTAAAAGTATTAAAGATTAGAGATGGTGAGGGTAAGGGAACAAAATGTAAACTAAATATAGATTGGAATTATATGAGACTTCAAGAGACACATGAAATGTCCAACTCAAATATTCATTCAATATAAAATAATAAACACACTATGGCAAAAAATGATAAAATTTTTAATAATAATTTTGACACTCCTGAATTTGAACTAGGTAATATTAGCTTTGAACTAGACCCTAGTATAAAACAAAATCAAGATGAAGAAGAAAGAATTCATTTTGATATGATTGCCAGGAAAATTCATAAATTAATTGGACTTTCTAGGTTTAAAGTATTTAACGAAGTAGATGAATTAGGTAAATGTAATAAACTTAGAAAAAATGATATAAATGAAGTTTATGGATATATTGTAGATGAAATGGGAGCGAAATGGTCTAGGATTGATATTTTTAGTGAAATGTGTGTTTATTTTGATATAAAACCTACAAAATTTTATAGTTCACTTTCAAATGTATATAAAGAGGATTTAATACAAGAGCTAGATCTTAAAACTGGTATTTTAGAAAAGAAGAACATTAAAAAGTTATTTTAAATGATTGAACCTAAGGTAATTAAACAAGGAGCCAAAAGAGTATGGGTCCTTGGAGACTTACACTTTGGTGTAAGAGCAAACTCGGTCGAGTGGCTAAATATCCAAAAAGACTTCTTCGAGAATATGTTTATCCCAACATTGAAGAAGCATGTACAACCAGGTGATGTATTAGTACAAGTAGGAGATACCTTTGATAATAGACAGTCTATTAATATTAAGGTATTAAGCTATGCCGTGGATCTATTTGAAAGACTAGGTCAGATTTTGCCATGTTATGTAATTTGCGGTAACCATGATATTTGGGCTAAAAAGTCAAATGATATTTCATCAATCGATAGTTTAAAATGGATTCCTAATGTACAGGTTTACAAAGAGCCAGAACTTTTAAATTGGTCTGGTAAGAATGTATTATTAATGCCATGGAGAAGAGATGCAGAACATGAAGCAGAAACTCTAGCAGATTATCCACAAGCAGATATTGTATATTGTCACTCAGAAGTTAGAGGTATTTACCTTAATGCTAAAGTTAAGAATGAGCATGGTACAGATTCTAACATCTATGACAAATATACAAGAGTTTACTCTGGTCATATCCACTTCAGACAGGAAAGAGGTAAACTACTAATGGTCGGTGTACCATATCAATTAACAAGATCCGATAGAGATAATCCGAAAGGATTTGATCTAGTTAATCTAGAAACAATGGAAGAGACTTTCTTTGAGAATCATATTTCCCCCAAGTTTTTAAGATACAATATTAAAGCTCTATATGATATGCCTCTTGGCAAGTTTAAGGAGCAAATAGAAAATAACTTTGTAGATCTATTCGTACCTTCACAAATCGCCACAACCAATGCATTGAGCCAGTTGGTTAATGAGATACAACATATATCAAGAAAATTAGAGCCTAATATTTACGAAGAAGATTCATATATCGATAAAGACTTTTATGATATAGATGAAATTGAAGAGATGTATAAGAATTACAATATTCTTAATCTTTGTAATATGTATATTGATAGTATGAAACAAGACGATGATTTGACGATAAGACTAAAGAGCAAGTTAAAACAATTGTATACACAATGTGCATATAACTACGATACTGACAAATAATGAGAATAGACTACATTGAATTTAAGAACTTTGCTTCCTACGGAAATCAAGTACAGAGAATAGAATTTAAGAAAGATACCTCAGAGCTATTTTTAACTCTAGGTAAAAATGGCCATGGTAAAACTACTATTGCTAATGCAATTATTTATGGTTTATATGGAAAAGTAGAAGGTGTTAAATTAGCAGACTTACCTAATCGAATTAATAAAGAACTGCACGTAAAGATTGGTTTACAATGTGGTACTATGGCTATAGAAATAGAGCGAGGTATTGCACCGAATAGATTTAGTGTTTTAATTAATGGGGTTGAATTTGATAAAGCAGGTAAGAAATCTGTACAAGAGTATTTAGAAGATGAAGTATTCGGTATTCCATACCACGTATTCAAGAATATAATTATTCTATCAGTAAATGATTTTAAATCCTTTTTAACTATGTCTAATCAAGATAAGAAACAGATTATCGATAGAATGTTTGGTTTCTCTATTCTTAATGATATGCAAAGGCAAATCAAAGATGAACGTAGAGATATTAAATATGATATTGATGCTTTTGATGCTGAGTTAAATGAGATAATGAATTCAATTGGATCAGTTAAAGGTAAACTAAATACTTTATTAGAGGAATCTAAAACTGTAAATAAATCTAAGATCCAAGAATTAAAAGATGAATTAGTAGCTCTTCACGAAGTAGTATTAGATATTGAAGCTAATCGTAAAAAAGAAGAGGGTGCAATGAATACCTTCAATACCCAATATAACGAGAAGCGTACAGAAGCTGGAGATATTAAAAGAGAGATTGATTATCTAAATAAGAAGTTAAAGTTATATGAGAGTGGGCATTGTCCAACATGTGAAACTAAGTTAACTTCGGATTGGCATAAAACACAGAAGGTAGAATTTGCAGATAAGATAGAATCTAGTACAGATCAGATCAAATCAATTAAGGCTGAGATGGATGAATTACAAGAAAAAGTAATTGCAGCAAGAGAGACTAAGTTAGAACTAGAGGGTCAGATCTCAGATAATAAAGTAACAATGCGAGGGCTCAAAGGAGAACTAGTTAAATTAAAAGATACTCCAGAGGGTGCAGACTTCGATCACTTAAGAGGTCTTATTACAGAGTTTGAAGAGAAAGAAGCTGAGAAATCTGCAAGTAAAGATGGACTAAATGCAGACTATAATTTTATGGAAATTGTAGAAAATATATTAGGTGAAGATGGCGTAAAGAATCTTGCAGTTAAAACTATCCTACCAGGACTTAATACTAATATAGCTGCAATGGCACAAACGATGCACCTGCAATTTCATATTAGATTTGATGAGAAGTTTAATTGTATTATTAATCACCTAGGTGAAGATATTAATCCAATGACACTTTCAACAGGTGAGCGTAAGAAAGCAGACTTTATTGTTATTATCGCAATCATTAAAATCTTAAAGTTAAGATTCCCACAACTAAACTTATTGTTCTTAGATGAGTTATTATCTTCAGTAGACCATGATGGTGTTTACAATATATTAAAGATTTTAAACCAAGTAATTAAAGAGCACGAAATAAATACCTTTGTAATTAACCACTCTGTTTTACCACATGAGATTTTTGATAAAAAGATTGAAATATATAGAGAAAATGGATTTTCTAAGTTTACGATAGAGAATATAGATTAAAAAGATATATAAACTATATCATATAAATAAGCAGATATATAAAACAAATAAAATATTTAAAATATGGCACACTACGCATTTACACAAAATGATACAAACATTGCATCTGTAGCTCAGCATGGAAATGCAACTGACGGATATGTTCAAAGAACTGAAAGTTCAATAAACTTTACAGCTACTGGCCTTACATGGCACCAGGGTGCAGAAGACGAAGGTCAAAACGGCGCTGGAAATCATATAGCATTTCCTGTTAAAACAGGCGTAAGAAATACATATGATAATAATGGCAATCCTACTCCAGCATACATTGGATTTAAACATGTTGCAGGAGATATGCAATTTATTCGCAAATGTGAAGAAATTTCTAGAGAACCTTTTATAGCCGGAAGTGCACAATCTTTTGGTGGCGATGTTGATGCTGCTCTGGCATGGTTACAGGGTAAGGGTTTTTGGACAAACTTTACAGGATCAGTAGCACAAGATAACGGTGGCGGTGATAATGTAAACTAATTAAAGATAATTAATGGCAACTTACAATCTTAAATTTAATAAAGATGATTCCGTTGTTAGACATATTGTAGTAGGTTTATTAGCAGATTTAAATAGTAAACTAAGTTTTTGGAGACAAGTTAGCAATGATGAAAGATCGGTTGTTGATGTCCCATTCTTTTATGCAGTGTCTGGTGATGAAAATTTCTTAAAAGATAGCTTTTTATTCTCAAATGTAAATGGCACTGGATGTGATCCTGATGGTGAATTTGCAGATGGAAATTATGATAAAGTACCTAGAGGTATTGTCAATTTAACTTCGTTTGCAGTAGATCCTGGTAAGTTAGTCAATAAAAGAAATTTAGGTAAGTACGCCATGATGAATGAAGATGGCCTAATGGAGGGCTATGTTGCAGAATTCGAAATGATACCGTGTGTAATTGGAGTCGATATTGAAATATTAGTATCAAGTCAATTAGATTTATTTAAAGTAACAGAGGCTATCGTTAAAAAAATGTATAAGGCTAATTTTTATCATATTGACGCTGGCCATTTAGAAGAAGGTACCTATAGAATTTCATCTGAATATCAAATGCCAGATGATTATACACAAGAAAGACCTGTAGAATATAGCTTTGATGATAAAGCAAATCATAAAATTACATTTAGTTTAGATATTAATTCATTTATTCCTTCATTTGATTTTGAAGAAGATACTTATAGAAAGTTTACAAGGACCGTATACGAAAATGGTATTTGTGGAAATTATGGAGATCCTAATAGTTTTATAGAACCAGACTTTATACCTAATATTTATTATGATAGCTATTATCCTGCAAAATGGGAATCTAACGGACAAGAGTGGATTAAAGTAGAAGAGGGTAAAGATTGTACAGATCCTAATGTATTAGCATTTTTAGGTGGTTTAGTAAGCTCTGATTCTCAAATTAAGAAAGTATCAAGAAGAAGAAAACAATCAAATAGAATGTTTAATATTGGCAATACAGAGACCTTAATAGGTAAGCCAATTGAGAAAGATAGAACAATGCTAGGAGATAATTATACAGTTGAAGGAAGTGAATACCCATTTGGTGGTAAAATAGATGAATAATTTAACTGATATATAGTATAATAGAAATAAAAACAAACAAAATGACAAATTCAAGAAAAACAGTTATTTCACCTACAGTTGAAGAAGGTTTTGGTTATATCTTTAACGTAGCTGGAAAGAACTTCAAGATTACAGGTAGTCATATTCAAGAATCTAATTATACATCAGAAGTTTTTAATAATCTTTTAAAAGCTAAAGATTTATTTGAAATAAATGAAAATGGTGTAACCTTTTATTATGATTTTAAAAATAAATCAGTTATTAACAATATAGAGAAAGGTTCTTTAGATAATTTTGACAAATTTAACGAATTAAGTGAAAAATTAGACTTTTTAAACGAAGAGGCTAAAAAACTTAGAGTTTCCGGAAAAAAGGAAGCTGTAAAATCTATTAATAAAGAGATAAAATCTACTAAAGATTCACTTAATAGTGTTAATGAATCTGCTACAACTATTAAATTCCACTGGAATAAAGAATCATATTATGCAGGCAAAATAGAATTTGCAATGGCTAAAGATGAGTCTTTAACAGAAAACGTATTTGCTGCCGGTTATATTAAATATGAAGATAAGTCAGTTTTTAGATTATTTGAATTAGCAGCAGAAAATTTTAAATCTTTTGTAGAGCTAGATTTTGTAAAAGAGTCTGTAAATAACGATATTAAAGTTTACACAATGAAAGCTGAAAATAATGTATTTATTTATAGAGTAAATGAAACTACTAAAATTTCTCAGTTTAAAAAATTATTAGCAGATGCTGCAGTAGAATATGTAGCAGAACAAACAGGAGATGATATTACAGAATTAGTAGAGTCTTTATTAGAATCTTTATCAGAAAGAAGAGCTGCTAAAAACGAAAAGATTAATCTTTACAATGAGATGTTATCATTCCTACACGATCAAGTAGGTAGATTAGCAGAAGCTGATAGAAACTTACCAGATATTAAAGCTGCGGATAACTTATTAAAGTCTGAAATCAAAAGAATTTCTGAAGTTTTATCTACTGCACAAAATGAAGATATTTTAGATATTGAAGATGGATATGTCTCTGCTCAATTAAAAGTAGAATCTGATGGTTATCCAAAAGACCAGGTAATGAGAGTAGACGCTCTTGAATATAATAATGCAGGAAAGAATGATATACTTACAGTATTCATAAAAGATGAGCCTGCAAGAATTGAAAAGTTTAAAATTGCTTTAGATTCTAAAGATGCATTTTAATTAAACTTTCTTCCTAAATCCCATTAAAAGCCCGTTTCGAAACATTCGGGCTTTTTTTCATATAATAGTAAATTAAACAAAGCAAACGTGCCAAGAAAAAAGAATTATCTAAATAATAAAGATCTATACAATCAGATTGTGCAGTCTTTAGAGGATGATAAGTTAACTAGGGATGCTGAAAAGATGTTAATTCTTTTAGCAGAGAGGGCAATAAGAAAATTAGTTTACGTAAATAGTGATGATAGAAACGATTGTTTACAGTTTGCAATACTAGACCTCTTAAAATACTGGCGTAACTTTAATCCTAAATATACTAACGCCTTTGCCTATTTCACAGAGATAGCAAAGAGAGGGTATGCGAAGGGCTGGAATAAAATACATCCGACTAAATATAAAAATACAATGTCAATGGATCGTATCAACACTAAGAATAGTGATGGTGAATCCGGTATGTTTAATATCTAATGTCAATAAAAAACTTAAAACCAACTGGGAATTCAGGATTTGTACAAGGCTATTATGAGCCTCAAAATCCTGAGAAATATATCGGCCCAACGCCGATCATTTACCGTTCCTCTTGGGAAAGAAAGTTTTGTATTATGTGTGATACTAAAGATAATGTATTAAAGTGGTCAAGTGAACCTGTAGAAATTAAATATATTTCTAGACAAGATAATAAACAACATAAGTATTATCCTGATTTCTATATGAAGACTAAAAATGAAGAAGGTATTGAAGAAGAGTTTATGGTTGAAATAAAACCAGAAGCTCAAATTAAAAAACCACTCCCTCCTAAAACAAAATCTAAAAAAGCTCTTAATTCATATAAATTTTTAGCAGAACAATACGTTAAAAATACTGACAAATATAAATACGCACAAGCATGGTGTGAAAGTCGTAATATGAGATTTATTGTATTAACAGAAAAAACACTTAAATAATGGGAGCTATTAAAAAAGGTATAGGAGAATTAGCAAAGGAATCTGGTGGTAAAGCTAGAGCCAAGACTGCTGCTGAATCTTGGTTTGAAGATTCAAAAAAGTCTATTAGAGAAAATGCAGTACAGAGTACTGCTAGAAGATTTAGACCTGGACAGATATACGTATTTAGATATGATACGCCAAAGTCAGCAGAGTGGTGGGATAAGAACCCATGTGTATTGGCATTAGACCCGTCTGGTGGTAATGATTGCGGGATTAATTTAAATATGTTACCACCCAATATTAAAGAAGAACTATTAGATGTAGTTTATGAGAGATTTCAAGGATTTATTAAAGGGCAAGATGGTAAACCAGCTAAAAATCAGGCACCGTTAGGAATAAGCTACGACGGAGCAAAGGGTTTCTTAGGTAGGTTTGGTTTTGATTTTGCAATTAGACAATATATTCCAAGTCTTAAAAAACAACAAGCAGTAGTAGGTTATGAACATTGGTCAAGGATAGCACTTTGCGATTTTACAGATCTAGAAGGCAAGGGTGTTGGAGCCGTAAGAGCTATGTTCAGAAACCATTCAAATAAATGAGATATATAAAACAGAAATAATACTATATTATGGCAGGATTTACTGATAAAAGAAACGGACCATTTAGTTCAAATAGCAGACCATTTAGCCTTTCAAATGCTTTGAAAACGCTAAGTTCTTTTGGTATGCGCTATGATGACATGGTACTTAGACAATCTCAAGCGATTGGTCCAATGGAAGACCAGTTTGGCTATAGAGAGATGAACCCGTTTGGCCTAGACAACGATGATATTTATGGTGCATTTGCTGCACTATCCATGGCAGATATTAATATGAAGAAGAACGTACCGTTCTTTGATATTGATTATCCTGGTAAAAGAGACGAACTTAGAAGGTTCGCGATGAACGATGAAGTTGAAGATATTCTAGATATACTTTGTGATGAAGCAGTTGTATATGATGAAAAGAATTTCTTTGCACAACCTTCTATTATGGGTCTTGATGTTTCCGAAGAGGTTAACAAAGACCTTAACAAATACTTTAGACAAATCTATCACTATTTTGGTTTTAATGGTGAACAATCAGCATGGTACTTCTTTAGAAAATTTCTTATTGATGGATATCTTGCTTTTGAAATAATTTATTCCCCTGACCAAAAAGAAATTATAGGTTTTAAAGAAATAGATCCAGTAACCTTAATGCCAGGTTTTAATAAAGACGATGGCAAGAAGGTATGGATTCAATATAAAGATGATCCAGTAAAAGAAAGGGTATTATATGATTCTCAAATCATTTACCTTTCTTATTCTTCTCTTTCAACTGCTTCAAGAGTTAGTTATGTTGAGAGATTAATTAGATCGTTTAACCTACTTAGAATTATGGAACACACCAGAGTAATCTGGGCAGTGACCAATGCTTCATTTAGAATGAAGTTTATTATCCCTGTTGGTGGTAAATCTAAAACAAGAGCAAAACAATCGTTAGCTCAACTAATGAATAACTATAAAGAAGTTGTTGACTTTGACTTCGAATCAGGTTCATTAACAACAGACGGCAAACCAATGTTACAATTCTCTAAAGAGTATTGGTTACCTTCTAAAGATGGTGAAACGCCAGAAATTGAAACTCTTGGCGGTGAAGGACCAGACCTATCAGATACCGAAGCACTTAAATATTTTCAAGATAAACTTAAAGAAGTTTCTAAAATTCCTTACAATAGATTCTTATATGAAGAAGATGGTGGTGATTATGCATTAGCAGGCGATGGTATGGTAAGAGATGAAATTAAATTTGCTAAGTTTATTAATAGATTAAGATCGGTATTCCAAGAGATTCTAGTAAAACCTCTTTACATTCAAATGTGTCTTAAATACCCTGAGTTTAGCGACGACCCACAGTTTAAAACTCAAGTAGCTTTAAGATTTAATGAAGAGAATGTATTTGCTGAATTAAAAAATCAAGAAATCATGCAGTTGAGATTAGACTTTATCTCAAGTATGAGAGACTCATTAATGACAACCAACCAAGAAACTATGGAAGAAGAATACTACTTTGACCAAGAATATCTTGTTACTAAATACTTGAAGTTATCTGAAGATGAAATTAGAGCTAATAAGGCATTTAAAGCTAAAGCCCAAAAAGCCGCGGCAGAGGAGCCAGAACCAGAAGATGATGGTATGGGATTCTAATATAGTCCTAGATAATTAAGAAAAAGAGATATATAAAACATGAAGATTTACAAAACATTTAAAGAATTTATTACTGAAGATGCATTAAAAGCCGGAGAAGAATCGGATGTATATGTAGAACCAGTAAAATTAGATTCTGGTGCTGAGATTAAATCAGCTGAGATTTTAGGTGCAATTACGGCATCTAAAACAGAAAAAGAATTTAAAGATTATTTCTTTAACGAGTATGGTCAAGATGCATTTGCTGAAGGCGAAATAGACGTTCTAGTTAAATATTATCTAGATAAAGAAACTGAAGACGCTGAAGAGGAGAAAGAAGAAGAGAAAGAAGCTGATAAAGAAGAAGAGGGTGGCGAAGAAGACGATCCTCTAGCAGGCATTTAACATATTAAGATATTTGCATAATAAGACGTGATATATATTAAAAATAATAAAAACCATAGATATGGCAAAAGCTAACGATTTATTAATCGTCGAAATGTCCTCTTCCCAACTGAGCGTAGCTTCAAAGGAAAATAAAGAGTACATTCTCGAAGGTATTTTTGGTGAAATAGACACTAAGAATAAAAACAACAGAATTTATACTGAAGATGAGTATATACCTCAAATCGAACAGTTACAAGACAAGATTAAGTCTTCTAAACTATTAGGTGAGTTAGACCATCCTCAACAATTTGATGTTTCTCTAAAAAATGTTTCGCATATTATAGAGGAACTTTTCTACGATAAAGACTCAAAGCACGTAAAGGGTAAAATTAGACTATTAGATACTGACGCTGGTCGTCAAGCTAAAGCACTAGTTGATGCTGGTGTACCTTTACAGATCTCTTCAAGAGCTGCGGGAGCCGTAGAATCAAACGGTCAAGTTAAAATCAAACAATTATTTACTTATGACTTAGTTGCAGATCCTGGATTTGCTAATGCTGAGTTAAAGAGAGTAAATGAATCTTATGGTTTTGATAATAATTCAGGTCTTTGGATCTACGAAATGAACGGAGAAACTGAAGTTATTGAAAAAGAAATTATTACAACAAACACAAATACAGAAATAAAAGAAAAAAACATGGCAGAATTTGTAAAAGCTGAAGATTTCAATAAGTATTCTGAGTACTTAGCTAATGAAATTAAAGGCATTAAAGAGTCTATCGGAGCTCAAAGCGAAGATAACACGTTAGAGAATGTAAAATCTCATAACGACCATATCGTTGAAAGTGTCAATACTCTATCAGAATATGTTGAGTATTTAGCTGGCAAATTAGATGAGTCAATTCAGTACTCAGAACACGTTGCTGAAAAAGCAGATAAAGGTATATCTTATACTGAGGCTATTGCTGAAAAATTAGATCAAGGTATTCAATATACTGAACATATCGCAGAAGGTATTACTAAAGTTAAAGACTTTGCTAATTATTTAGCAGAATCTCATAATGAAGGTGTTGATACAAGTAAAAATCTTTTAGAGTATGTTGAATACTTAAAAGAAAACTTACAGACAGTTTCAGAATACACTGAATATATTGCAACTCAAATCAACGAAAATTTAGTTGAAGAAGAAGTTGAAGATGAATCAGGAGAACCTGCTGAAGAGTTAGAAGATGAAACTAAAGATGTATCTGAAGTTGAGCCAGAAGGTGAAACTGAAGAGGCTGAAGCTGGTGAAATACCTGCTGAAGATGAAGGTGAAGATGGAGCTAAAGAAGTAGCTGAAGAAGATGAAGCTGGTGAAGGTGCTGAAGAAGTAGTTGAAGACGAAGACGAAGAATTCCACTCTGAATCTGAAGAAGTTTCTGAAGAAGAAGATGCAGCTGAAGAGCCTGGTCAAGAAAAAGAAGAAGCAGAAGACGATATTGAAAACGTTGGAGATAATTCAAAAGAAGGTGATGTAGATCCTAAGGGTGACATCGGTGAGCCTGCTGAAGAATTAGAAGATGAAACTAAAGATGTATCTGAAGTTGAGCCAGAAGGTGAAACTGAAGAAGCTGAAGCTGGTGAGGGTGATGAAGAAACTGAAGGTGAAGATGGAGCACACGATCCATTAGAGTCTTACAAAAAAGAAATTTCATCTAAGTTAGATGCATTAGTTGAAGCTGCACAAGTAAAAGAAAATGAAAACCCTGCATTTTTAAATGTAGTATCAAGTTCTATACAAGAAGCTTACAATACACTAAACGAAGATGCAAAAACTGAAGTTAGAAACAGAGTTACAAAAAGAGCATTTATGAATGAGGCGCAAATCAGTGCAATCATTGATAACGCAAATGCTGTTGTTGAAGCTAGAAATGACGAACCATTCTATATGACTGCAGCTCCTGCAGAATATAAAGATAAGTTTGAATCTCTAACTGAAGGAAAACAAAATCAAATTAAAGCTCAAGCAAAATACCATACTTTAAATACTGAGTATCAAGTTAGAAACTTCTGGGAAACTAGAGATCTAAGAGAGGTAAAAGTTGACCTAGAAAAATTAGCGGCAGTTAACGAATCAGCTACGACTGAGAAGAAAGACGAGCCATTATATGACGTTTCTGGATACGCTGAAAGCTTAAAGAAAAGATTTAAAAAATAAAGATATATAAATTAATCGACGATAAGGGTGACAGAAGCGAAAAACCCAAGCAAGTCGAGTTTCGAGAGAAACATTTAAACAAAAACCAAAAATAATAAAATTTCAAAATGGCAAATTTAATTAACGAAGCTGAAGTTAGAAACACGTGGTCTCCAATCATTGAGGAAGCTACTGGTATTAACGAAAGCTCAAAGCTAGCTTGGATGTCAGAATACTGTCACAATCACAAGCTTTATGAAGATGCATCAACAATGGCTCTAGGGTCTGCTGGTAACATCTTTGGTATGGGCGCAGTCTCATTCCCTGCAGGTGCTCCTGCAAACGGCGCTGCTGGCGCTGCAAAAGGTTCGGGCGATAAAGCTCCAACTCTTTTACCTTTAGCAATGCAAGTTGCTGCACAAACAATCGGTCTAGATTTAGTACCTGTTGTACCTATGGCTGGACCAATGGGTCTTTTATCTTACCTAGACTTCGTATACGAAGGTGGTAAAGTAGCTGGTACAACTGCTCCAACTTACGTGAAAGTTTATTCTGATGACAAGGATGGTGTTGTAACTATTGGTGCTTTAAATGCAGCTCCATTCGCTGAATTATTACCAAAAGCATCTAGAATTGATGGACATGGAATCTACAAATTAACTGAAGCTGGTAATACTAAAGCTAATGATGGTTCTGTAGCTGACTGTTTTAGTGTTGACTTAGGTAATGTAAAAGTAGAATTAGTAAAAGCTTTAGAAGACCATATTCCTGGTTTCTCTGGTGCTGATGCTAATAACGCTCCAATGTCAAGAGGCGTAGGGGAACAAACTCCAGACAAAGTAATGGGCTTAAGCTTATTCTCTAAATCAGTTGCTGCTGAAACTTTCCAAGTTGCTGCTGCAGTTACTAGAGAACAAGTTCAAGATCTTAAACAATTCGGTGTTGATGCTGTTGCTCAAGTAGAAGCAGTTTTAACTAACGAATTAACTCAGTCTATCAACGAGCACATCTTAACTAAGATGAGATCTATCGCTGGTAGTGGTATCGATGATGTTCTTTTCGATACATTAGCTGGTGGTGAAACTAAAGCTGATCAACACAGAAAAATCTTAACTTCTGTACTTGCTGCTGCGAACTTAATCGCGCAAAATGGTAGAAGAGGTGCTGGTAACTTCGCTGTAGTAGGTGGATTAGTAGCTTCTGCGTTACAATCAGTTGCTGGTTTCGTTGCATATCCAATGGCTAACACTGTAAACCAAGTTGCAGGTTCAATCTATCCTTTAGGTTCAATCGCTGGTATTAATGTTTATACTGACCCATCTATCGAATTCGGATCTTTAGAGATCTTAGTTGGTAGAAAAGGTGATGGTAACGGTCCAGGTCTTGTATTCATGCCTTACTTAATGGCTGAATCAGTACAAGCTATCGTTGAAGGTACTATGGCTCCAAAAGTAGCTGTAAAATCTAGATACGCATTAGTTGAAGCTGGATTCCACCCAGGAACTCAATATGAGAAATTCTCAATTGATTTAGGAGATAACGGTGCAACATTACTATAATCTAGTAAAGTTCATATAAATTAGTTAAAGGCCCTCTTTTGAGGGCCTTTTCTTTTATCCAAGTTTTGATAGATATATAAACTATACAAAATTTTTAATTAAAATAGAAAATAACTAACATGGCAAAATTAAATTTAAAGAGCCCTCTAAGACTTATGGAAGATTTTATGGCTGGAGAGATTTCTAAACCACAAGATACAACAGCACCTGCTGTTAAAACAGACTCTAAAACTATATCACTTGATAAAAAATCTCAAGGTGAAAAAGTTAGAGCAGAGATTGTAAAAGACGTTGATACTATCTTAACTAACCTAGAACAACTTTCAAAACAAATTACAGAATCCGCAGACGGTCTTATTTTAGAAGAAGAAATGATAGCTAAGCTTTTCGCATCGATGAAAAGTGGTCTAGCAATTGCTAAATGTGAGGGTCAGTTTAAGAACTATGAAAAGATGTTGTTATTGGCTGATGCTAATATGCAAGCTGCTAAAACAGCTAAAGAAATGAAAGACTTGAAAGATGCTATCAAAGCCAAAAAAGATAAATTATCTGGTTCTAAATTAGAGGTATTTAACGCTAAAGCTGAAAAACAACAAGCTAAATTTGAGGCTCAAGCAGAATATGAGAAAGAGAGAAATAAGAATGCACTTTCAGAATTTGAAGCAGAATTAACTGAAGAAGAAGCAAACATCTCAAAAGATAGTGTGTTGGGTAAATTATATTTCAGAAAAAAACAAATGCTTAAGAACCAAGTTGCTGAACAAGGAGTTGAAACTAACGCTCAGATTCAAATGGTATTGAAGAACGATGCAACTGCTGAAAAATTAGCTGAAAAACTTAAAGACCTACAGGATAAACAAAATCAATTAGCAAAAGATATTGCTAGTGGTGAAAAAGATGGTGGAGATGATCTAAAAGAACTAGAGGGTATAAAAGCATATATTAAAGAAATCGAAGCAATTCAAAAGGCATCTTCTGCTTCAGCAAAGATTGCTGAGGAGGCAAAGAAAGAAGCAGTAGGTATTTCAGAATCTTTTTATTCTACATGGGCGTCTGAAAACGTAGCTCTTTTAGAAGGAGCAGTTGCAGATTTATTCTCAAAGGCAAAGGGTGCTAACGATGAAGCTGCACTTGCAAAAGCTAAATCTCTAGCAGGAAAACTTAAAGTTGCTGCTGATGCAGAATATAAAGCTAAAGTTGCACTAGTTAACAAAATTAAAGGTAAAGAAGTACCTAAAACAATTGTTATTCTTGCAGGTGGTGATGGTGATTCAGCTAAAGAAGGTGAAAATGGTTATACACTAGGTGAATTTATCCCTAAATGGGGAGGAGGCTCTGAGTTTGTAAAGCCAGAAGAATTTGGTCCAATGAAAGACGTTACAGAAGTTGAAGCAAACATTGAAGACGCGATTGCTGCTGCTAAAGAAGCGAATAAAGAAGGAGAGACCGAGACTGATACATTAACTGACGAGCAAAAAGGTAAAATTGCAGATATGGAGAAAGATATTTCAAAAACTCAAGAATTATTATCTCAAGCTCAAAATCCAGAAGATGGTTCAGAACCAGATGCTGGTAAGATTACAGGACTTCAAGATACTTTAAAGAAGAAAGAGGATAAATTAAAAGATATGCAAGCAGGTAAATTTGAATCTGCAGGAACTGTTGATGGTGAAAGTCTTAACGAAGGTTTACACCCTAAATTAAAGAAAGCTATGAAAGCTGTTAATAAAGGTGAAACAGTTTACGGTGAGAATGTTAGATTCCCTGGAAGATTTAAAATCATAGAAATGGGTGAACTATTTGCAACAGTAGACTACGAAGATGGCACAGACCCAATGGAAATGGCTTCAATGAATATCAGAATTGATTCTTTACAATTTGAATCAGCAGAAATCGAAGAAGGAAATGAATTCGGTGCTGCAAGAGCAGAAGCAATTGCAAAAGGCGAAAAGACTTTTAAAGTTGGCGACGAAGAATACCCAGTAGAAGATGTTTCTAAGGATGATAAAGAAAATGCTAAAGAATTTGTTGAAGAAGCAAAAAAGGAATTACCTAAGAAGATTAAACTTTATGAAGGTATGTCTGTTG